CGGCGGCGGCATGGCAGGCTTCTACAACCACAGCGAAGCGCCCAACACCGACCACGAAATCGACCGCGTGAACGAACTCATGCGGCACTACGCCCTGCGCGACATCGCCACCGGCGAAGAACTCACCCTCAACTACGGCGAAGAAAACGCCTCCATGTTTCTCAGAAAGGACCTCCCCCCATGTCAATGATGTCAGCAGCAATGTCCAGCGGTGGGGGTGGCGGAGGCGGAATGTCCGCCGCCATGTCGCAAGCCATGTCGCAAGCCATGTCGCAAGCCATGTCCAGCGGGGGAGGAAAAATGTCCAGCGGTGGTGGTGGAGGCGGCATGGGAATGGGGGGCAATCGTCCGCCCGCCCCGCAGCCTCGCAGTTTCGCCGAGGAAATGGGGGCTATTTCGCAATACGCCTCCCAAAACGCCAACAGCCAAGCCGATGCCGCGATTCGCACCAACGACGCCTTCCAAGACCAAGCGCAGGAATCGACCCGCGACATCGCCCGCCAACTCGACAACGACTACACCCGCGCCGCCCGCGCCAATCTGGATCAAGCCCAAAGCGGCATCAACCAGGTAAACGCGGCCTCGACCGGCCTCGGCCAGCTCCGCGACCAATACGCCGCGCAAGGCCAAGACCCCGCCATGTCCCGGCTCAACGACATGGCCCTCGGCCAGCTCTACCGCCCCGACCAGATTCGCGCCGGGCAAGTCGCCGCCGATCAAGTCAGCGGAGCCCGCGTCGCCGATGTCGGCCGCATGGAGGCCGCGCAGGCTGGCCCAGTTGCCGATGTGCAAGCGCGGCGCGTGCTTGCCGCTCAGGGTATTGCATCGCAAATGGGACAAGTCGCCGATGTGCAGGGACCGGCAGGCTACGACCCCAATCAAGTTCGCGCTCAACGCATGAGGGCCGCGCAAATGGATCAAATCGGCGAAGTCGGAGTCGGGAACATCCGCGCCAGCGCCGCCGAGCGTGGACTGATGAACGAAGCCAGAGGAGGCGGACTCCTTGGCCAACTGGAATCCCGCGCCGCCAGCGACCTTGCTCTCGGGGGTTCTCTCTCCGCCGAGCAAAGCCGAGACGCCACGCAGAGCGCTCGCGCCGCCGCCGCTGCCCGTGGACTTGGCCTCGGCCAATCCGCCGTGGCTGCCGAACTCCTCAACCGCGACCGCTTCACCTCGCAGCGTGAAAACGAGCGCCTTGCCTTTGCCCAGCAAACCCTCAACCAAGGCACCGGCATCCGCCAAGCCGCCAACCAAGCCTACGCCACCCGCATGGAGGGAAATACCGCCCGCAACCTCCAAGCCCAACTCGCCAACCAGCAGACCGCGTTTGGCATTGGCCAGCTCAATACCCAAAGCCAGCAACAAACCGCCCTCGCCAATCAAGACGCCAACCTCCGCGCCGCGCTTGCCAACCAATCTGCCAACGCCCGGGCCGCCGAATTTCAACAGCAAGGAGGACTCCAAGCCGCCCTTCAAAATCAACAAGCCGCCCTTCAAACAGGTCAATACAACGCAGGCAACCAGCAGCAAATGGCGCTGGCGAATATGCAAAACCGCCAGCAGGCCAGCCTTTCCAACCAAGACGCCTTCCTCCGCGCCGGGCTCGCCAACCAAGCCGCCGCCCTCCAGCTCGGCCAGACCAACGCCAATCTCCAGCAACAGGCCAACGCCGCGACCTTCGCCAGTGCCGACCAACGCGCCACCAACAACGCCCAATTCGCCCAGCAGGCCAACCTCGCGAACCAACAGGCCAACCTCAACGCCGCGCAATACAATGTCTCCCAGGACATGTCGGCCCAGGCCCAGAACCAAGCCGCCAACCAGCAGCAAGAGCAATACAACCGCGCCTTCCTCGGCTCGGTCGCCGGGATGAATTTCGATCAAAACCAAGCCCGCACCTCCATGCTCTCCGGCCTCTACGGCCAGCAGGCGGGACTCGGCCAGACCAGCGCCGCCCTCGCGCAAGGCATGGCCCAAAGCCAAGTCGCCCTCGACCCCTACCAGCGAGCCCTCGGCAGCAACATGCCCATCGCCACGATCTCCCCCAGCGCCGGACTCATCGGCCAAGCCTACGGCCAAACGATGAACTACGGCTCCGACCTCTTCAACACGAACACGAACATGCAGGCGTCGATCTACAACAGCTTCCAAAACAACCAAGCCGCCCTCCGAGGTGCCGGAATCCAAGCCGGAGCCTCCCGCGATGCCGGAATGATGGGCATGTTTGGCAGTATCGGCGGCGGGGCGCTGGCAGCGGGGGGAATGATTGGGGGAGCTGTTATCATCTAAATATGCAGGAACTCATCGCCAACACCGTTGACCGCATCCACGCCTGGCACACCCGATGGCCCAACGCCGCCGTGCTTTGGAGCGGCGGGAAGGACAGCACCGCCATGCTCCATGTGCTCCTGCACTACTGCGGCATCGACCTACCTGTCGTGCAATACCGCGAGCCCAAGCTCCGCGAGCGCTACGCCTACAGCGACCATCTGATCAAAGAATGGGGCCTCACCATTTATGACTACCCGCCGACACGCATGGCCATCGCCGATGGCCCCGATGTGGAAAATGGCACCATGCGTTTTGACATGCTCAAGTATTACCAATGGGGTAAGACCGCCGTGGTAATGAGCCTCGGCACCGAGCGGCCCAAGCCGGGCGAACGCTACCTCTGCGGCGTTACCGATTTTCTCCAACGCCCCACCGGGAATTTCAACTGGCCCTGGGAAGCCGTCTACATCGGCACCAAATACCAAGACACCGACCTCATCAAAGGCCATGTGCCCCTCGCGCTCGACATCCGCAATGTCCCCGGCGGCCCCGTGAGCCTCTACCCGATGCGCGATTGGAGCGACACGGACATCTACACCTACCTCGAAGACCACGGCGTGACGCCAGACCCCACCCGCTACATCAAGACCGAAGCCGGTTGGGTCAACAACCCCGACAAATCCCTCAACGCCGACTTCTACCCCGTCTGCTTCAACTGCGTGGACCGCCACCAAGGCCCGCATGTGGATTGCCCTAAGCTCAAAGCTCGCATCAGCAACATCAGTCACCTCGCCCCTTACGAAGACATCGTTTTCCCCGACCTCGGATTTAAGCCTATATGGAATACGACTGCCAATCCTGCGGCGCATGTTGCAGCCACAAATGGAGCTGGCCCGTGCTCCGCCGCGACCGCTCCGACGCCACCGGCATCCCTGCCGACTACCTCCGCACCGACTACCCCCTGCTCAAGACCGACCCCTGCGGACGCTGCATCGCCCTCCGTGGCGAGGTGGGCCGAGGAGTCGCCTGCGCAATTTACGAATCCCGCCCATCTGCCTGCCGAGCATTTGTCCCCGGCAGCCCTCTCTGCCTAGAAGCCCGCCAATCCCAAAACCTCCCCACCTAATCCCATGCCCTACGCCCCCACCGTCAACGACCGCTCCGGCGAAATCCTCGGACAATACACCGCCAACGCCGCCAACACCCGCGCCCAAGGAATGGCCAACATGGGCCAATCCATCGGCGAAGGACTAGAATCTATGGGGTCCAGCATTGCGGAAGTTATTACCAAGAAACAGGAAGACGCCAGCAAGGCGACCAGCATTGGCGAAGCCCTTAATACCATGCAGTCCACCCTGCCTACTTACGGAGCCGAAGGAGTAGCCCTGCAACAAATCATCACCAAGCGAATGGCCGATGCTGGAAATAACCTCGATAAAATGTCCGGCATTTACATGGCCTTCCAGCCCGCCATGCAAAACCTCCAAAGCCGGTTCAATCAAAACGCCCAATACACCCAAGCCCTCAATCTCGCCAAACAGAAAGCCGCCCTCGGCATCGGCGGAGGAGGTGGGTCTTCGCCTATGTTTAGCGTCGATGTGGCGGATGGCGTTGACATCTGGCAGTAAAATCTTTCCATGACCCCCCAGCAAGCCGCTCTCGATTACGACCAGGTTGTGCCGCTCCCGGTGAACCCCTCTGCCGACGCTGATCCAAATAACATCATGCCCTTATCGGCAGCGTTTGATGCCGTCGATCCGGCCACCCAGCAACAACCGGTGGGCCAAGCCCTAGATGCCGTGGCGGGTCAAGACGACGAGCCTTTCGATGCCGTCGCCGCCCGGCTCGCCCAGGGAGCCAGCATTCGCATCACCAGCCAAGAGCAATGGAATGCCCTCTCCCCGCATGAGAAGGAAGTCATCCGCGCCACCAAAGCCTCGGGCCGCAGCGTCCCCGCCCGCGATGCCCTCCGCATTTACCAAGACAGCGTGAAGCGATCCCGCGCCTCGCAAGTTCAGACCGTAGCCCTGCCCGATGGCCGCACCGTCAACATGGTGAATAACCAAATCATCCCCGAAGCCAAGCAGACCGAGGCGGTGAAGATGGAAATCAAGCAAGCCGAGGATGGCACCATGGTTATGATCGACCCGCTCACGGGCCGCAGCTTCCCGGCATGGAATGAAAGCACCGGGGAAGCCGTGCGCGGCCCCGCGAAACTCTCCGCTACGCAAGAGGACAACATCAAACGCCTCCAGCTCCAGAGTGAAAATGTGGGCGCTCGCCTCACGGATCTCACTCGTTTTACCGAAGCGGAATCTGTGGCCTACAACGACGAGACCGGCACCTATGAGCCTGCCGGGTGGCTCGGCGGAACCAAGGTGGCTTCCCTCCGCAAGCAACTGGAAAGCGAAAAATCCGATTTCGACAAACGCATCGAAGTCGCCATCCGCCCCGTGAACCGCTCCTCCAAATCCTCCCCCGCGCCCGCTGCCACGCCAGCGCCGACGCCGACGCCTGCCGCCACCCGCTCCGCCGCCCCTTCCCAAACCCCCCGGCCCAACCCCATGCCCACGCCCGACCAATTCCAACCAGGCAAACGCTACCGCGATGCCGCTGGCAATGTGAAAACCTACCGTGGCAACGGAGCTTGGGAATGAGTTTCGATCCCTCCACCGCCGTTCTCATCGAGGACGAACCGGCTGATTTCGATGCCGCCTCTGCCGTGCCGGTGGAGGAGGAGCCGATGGGATTCGATCCCACCACCGCCGTTCTTGTCGAGGACGAGCCCGCCTTGCCATCCGCCACGCCTTCGCCATTGCCCGCACCGAATCCCGAACTCGACGCCGCCCGCGATGCCGGGATGCGCGAGGATCAACGCATCCGCGAGGAGGGAATTTTCCCCGAGGGCAGCCAATCTTGGAAAGTCCTCGATGGCCGCATCTACATCGACCCCGCCCGCTACAACTCCGCCGTCGAGAATCTGTGGTCCGCCGGGGTGATCGACTCCGACTCCTACACCCAGCTCCAGAAAGGCACCGTGGATCAATGGGACGAAGCCACCCGCACCGTGATCCCCTCGGTGGAGAAAGCCACCGCCGCCCGCCGCGACCTGGAGCGCCGCGCCGGAGCTTTCCCCGAAGTCAAAGCCGCCGCCTCCGGCCTGCTCAAAGGAGCCATGCAAACCGGAGCCGCCATCGTGGGAGGAGGAGCCGCCGCCACGGCCACCGGCTTTACTGGACCGGGGGCCATCGCCGTTGGTATTGGCGCAGGCACCGCCGCCGCGCTCGGCACCGGAGCCGCCTACGACGCCCTGCTCGAAGCCTCCTCCAAGGAAAGCGACCTCCTCGATAGCTTCTATGCCGCGAACCAACTCAAGCCCGGCTACAACACCGGCGGCCAGCTTGTCTCGATCCTCGCCCCCACGCCCGTTTCCATCTCCCGCCTGGCGAATGCCGCCAATCTCATCCAAGCCGAGAAAGGCAGCGCCGCCGCCGCCAAGTTTGTCACCGGAGCCTTTGGCGCAGGCGCAGGCATTGGCGTGGCCACCGACGCCACGATCCAAGTCGGCAACCTCGGCCTCGATAAACTCCTGCACCAAGACATCAGCAAGGAAGTGGCGATGGAGCATTTCCGCCAGACCGGCGAACAACTCGCCCCCCGCCCGCAATACGACCCCGCCAGCACTGGCATCTCCGCCATCTTCGGCGGCCTCGGCGCGGGCCTCGGGGTGAAGGCTCGCAATAAAACCTACGCCCCCGAGGAATTGGTCACACTGGAATCCCAAGTCAAAACCGGACGCGCCACCCGCCAAGAGGCCGAGGACTACCGAGTCATGCGCCAAGCCGTGGATACCCTCCGCGCCGATGAACGCCTCCTCGATGCCCAAGCCATCCGCCGCGCCACCGTGGACGCCGCAGGCTTCCGCTTCCTCGACACCACCGAGATCATCAACCCCCGCTTCCAGCAATCCGCCTTGGCCGATGCAGGATTCGCCCCGCCCGCTGGCCAGCCCGCCTTGGCCTACGCCGCCGAGAATCCCCAAGCCGCCATGCCGCTGGCAGGCAACCCCGCCGCCTACACCGGCCAAGCCTTCATCAACCGAGGCGGCCCCGCGCCAGCCTTCCAAGGCGGCAGCAACGCCCTGCCTGGCCCCGAGGGCGTGCCTGCTTTACCCGGCCCCGCCGCCGAGCCGTCGAACATCATCCCCTTCGACCCCACCACCGCCACGCTGGTTGACGACATTCCCCCGAACACCTCTACGGCCCCAGCCGCCGCAAGTGGAGCGCCTGAACCGACAGGCTCACCCGAACTGATCGCCGGGGAGGGGGCCACCACTTCGCCGCCCGCCAAGCCCAAGCGCCAGTTCCCCCGCATCTCCTACGATCCCGGCACATTTCCTATCCTTTCCGCGCTTCAAGAAAGCCCGATGCGCCCAAGCTCTAGCGGCACAGCGGGCGGAGAGAATGATTTTTGGAACGAAATCCGCCGCACCGGCAGGCACTTCGCCGAGACCCACCGCTCGACAGGCCAACCCTACGATGTCCGCGCCCAAGAACTCTTCGAGCGAGGTTTATTGCCCGACCCCTCGCCGGATACTTTGTTCAATGCCTATATGTCGGAGGTCAATAGCTACCGCCAAATCAAGGATGGCGACCCCACCGAGGCCGAGCAAAATAAAATCCAGAAGCAATACGACACCTTCACTAAGCAAGCCCTCGACCCCTCGAAGACCAAGAAATCCAACCTGCAACCGGTCACAACCAGCGACCTCAAGATCGGCGACCGCGTGAAGATTGCAGACGAATGGCTCAATGTGAAAGCCATCGACCCCGAGACCTTCACCATTTCCCTGGAAGACGGCGCAAAGTTTGGCCTCCAGAAAGTGGAAGACGGCACGCAAATGTGGGTGCAGGAAACCGAAATCTCCCCCTCACAGGATGATGGCTTCTCATTTCTGAATGAGACCGACACCGCGCCCGCCGCACCCCCGCAGGCCGAGCCCTTCTCAGGCAACCTTTTTACCCCTGGCGAAATGCCATTCAGCCTCGACCGCCCGCTGGATGACGACAGCTTAAAGCTGCAACGCGAAGCCGACGAAGCCAACCGCCAGCAAGCGGCGGAGGAGGAGGCGCAGAAGAGCCAAACCAACATGGCCTTCGCTGATGCCGGACCCCCTGCCAAATCCTCCCGAGGCGGCAAGACCATGGCTGACGCCGGGCCGCCCGCGCCGCTCCTCTCCACCACCGCCACGCTCCCCAAGCCCGCGCTCGAAACCTACAACGACGCCCAAGTCTTCGCCGACTTCCCCGATGCCGTTGGCGTGGTGCGTTCCACAAAGGGCAGCGGCTGGACGATGCCTCTGATCCTCGGCGGCACGGACAAGGTGCCCGTCATGGAAATGCCCGAGCTGGTGGAAATGGTGCGCTCCCTCACCGGCAACGACCCGAAGTTGAAACGAATGCCCAAAGCCCTCGGCACATTCAACCCCAGCTCCGGCATCATCACGCTCCGGCCTGACCTTTTCCAAAACGAAGCCAGCGCCATGATGACCTTCGCCCACGAGATCGGCCACCTGGTGAGCTGGATGGATGAGCGCAACATCAAGCTCGGCAACCTCGGCGGCCACATCATGAATGTGGGCAACTATCTTAAGAGCACCTTTCCGATAACGCCCGGCGCAGGCCCGGCCCTCACCACTGCCGACCGCCGCAAGCTCCAAGCTCAAGCCAAGGCCGAGAATCCTTCCGATCCCGACGCCCGCACCACCCGCTACCGCGAGCTTGTGCAACAAACCATGGACACTCGGAACCTTGGCGCTGTCTCCGAGAAGCAGGGCGGCTACTCGCCGAACATCCGCGAAGAACTCATCAACCTCTCCGAATGGTGGAAGCCTTTCAGCTACGACGACGCCAAGGATAGCTATGTGGACTACCGCCACAGCGCCGAAGAACTCTACGCCGACTCCATCAGCGTGCTTTTCAACTCCCCGGCGGACTTGCAACAACGCGCCCCGACATTCTGGAAAGCTTTCTGGAACTACGCCGACGCTCGCCCGCAGGTGAAAGCCAGCATCTTCGAGATTCAAAACCGCATCCTCATGGGCCGCGATGCCGTGTTGGATAAGCGCCTCGCCCGCGACCTGGAATCCTTCAAGGCCGGTGCCGAGGTTTTCGTCGGCAAGCAGGCCGCCGCTGCCGAGCGCCGCGCCAGCCTCACGGGCTGGTGGGAAAACCTTAAAGACCAATACTGGAACCGTTACCAGCCCCTCATCGAGTCCGCTGCCAAGGCCCGCGCCGCTGGCACCATTACCAAAGCCGGAGAGGATAGCATCCGCTGGCTCACCGAGGAGCACCCGCTGGCCGATAGCAAGCTCCAGCTCAAGCTGGCCGACATTGGCCGCCTCTACCAAAGCCTCGATGCGGCCGGGGTGCCGCGTGATTATTTCGGCGTCTGGCTCAAGCATCACCGCATTGCCAACGAACGCTACGAAGTCACCGAGACGATCAAAGGAATGAATCTCACGGTGGAGAAAGGCCGCGCAGTGATGGCCAACCCTGGCGGCGAGACGGCCCGCACCTCCGCCGAAATGCTCGCCTCGCTCCAGCAGCGCCTCGGCCCTGATAAAACCGCCGCCCTCGAATCCGCCGTCGCGGGATTCCGCGATGTTGTTTTCACCATCATGGAGGATGCAAACGACGCCGGGCTTTTCTCTGCCGACCTCTGGGAAATCATCAGCGCCAACCGCGACAACTACGCCGCCTTCACCCCGCTGGAATATGTGCAGGAGTATCTACCCTCAGCCATCCGCAAGCAGGTGGGAACCTTCAAGGAAATCGCCGATCCGCTCCAGCAAACAGTTCTTAAATCCATTAGCATCCACCGCGCCGCGCAGAATAACCGATTCAAACGCGCTGCCGTGGAGGCCATCCGCCAGACCGCGCCGGAGCTGGTGAAGCCCGCACCCATGAAATACAACGGCAAGGCGATGGTGCCGCAGGAGTCGCAAGAAACCGGCCTCTCCCTGGTGCAATGGAAGGAGGACGGCCAGCTCACCGGCGTTCACCTCCCCGACCGCTACGCCCGCATGTGGGAGGATCAATCCCCCGCCGAGCGCGACGCCATTCTCAAGCTCCTCTCGACGGGATTCCAGCGCCTCGTCTATGGCGCAATCATCCGCTACAACCCGGCCTTCCAGCTTTTCATGTCGCCCGCCCGCGACCTTCAACGCTCCATCACCAACATGCCCGGCGGCATCCAAGGCCGCGCCCGTTTCCTCCAACGCCTCCTCGATCCCGAAACTTGGGGAGCCTCCGTGGATTGGGCGAGGGGAGACATCGGCAAGACCGAACTCCTCCGTGAGATGATCGAGAACGCCGCCACGGGCGGACCGCACAGCGCCTTCGGTGGCCGCATGGGGAGCGACGACGACAGCCTCGACGCGATCCTCCGCAAGTATCACCTGCAAGATCAGCAATCCCGAAATGGTTTTGACCGCGCCCTCATGGCCCCGCTCAAAGGCATCGAGTTTGCCGGGCAAGTCCTACAACTCCTGCCCAAAGCCGCCGCCTACAAAGTCTTGGTCAAAGATACCGGCATCCCCGCGCCGCAAGCCGCCAACACCATCCGCAACCACATCGGCATTCCAAACTACTACAAGAAAGGCCGCCATGCCCAAGCCGCTGGTGCGCTGGTCCCGTTTCTCAACATCTTCCTCCGCTCCTACGACTCTCTGCAACGCAACCTCCGAGGAGCCGAGCGCAACATGGGCGGCAAGGAATGGTGGCTCGCCTGGGCACTTTCTGGTGGCGGGCTCATCGCCGTGCTGCAAACCCTCGCCAAAGAAGGGCTCTTCGGCGAAGACCTGCAAAAGCTCTACTCCCGCGTGCCTACTTGGGACATGACGAACTTTGCCGTGCTGCCCCTCGGCGAAGTCCCCACCGGAGAGACCGGCGGCAAGACCGTCTATGCCCGCTTGCCACAAGATGAAGGGCTGCGCGTCATCAACGGCGTCGTGAGTAAAATGCTCACCTCGGCCATCCGCTCCGCCAAAGGCGATCCCTCCGCGCCACAACTCGGGGAGGTTTTCGCAGGTATCAGCTCTCAAGTTCCCGGCACCAACACGCTCGTCGAACTCGGCCAGAACTGGACAACTTTCCTGGCTGGCCGCAATCCGCGTGATGATTTCCGCAACCGCTACATCCTCTCCGACGACCAATGGCTCGCCGGGGGATGGGAGGCCACCAAGCCCATGCTCGGCTGGACGCTGGAGCAAACCGGCATCACCAACTTTTTCACTTACGATCCCAAGGCCGACACGCTCACCGAAACAACCCTCAGCGCCGCGCCTATTCTGAATCGGTTCATCAAAATCAGCGACCGAGGCGTTTATCAAAGCGAAGCCAAAGCCGACGAAGCTGACAAGCGCGACATGGCCAAGGTCCGACTCTCGCTCCCCGACCAAGTGAACGGCCTCCGCACCGAATACAACTACCTCAAAAACCGAGGCGAGAACCGCAGCGACCGCGAAACTTTGCGCTACTACGAACTCGGCCAATGGTATCGCACCTACCGGCAAGCCATGGACGGGGTGGAAACCAACATGGAGTTTGGCAACCGCGCCGCCGCGCAATCCGCCATCCGTGGCCTAGTCCAAGACAGCAAACTCTACAAAGCCCGCTAAAGCGGCTTCGGCCTCTCCAGCAGGGCGTGGTAGTGCTTCTCGACGACATCCATCGAGTCGCGCAGCAGCTTTGCCGCAACCTCCAGGCCGTCCCGCTGGGCAATGCGGCTGCCGTATTCCTTTCGCAGATTATAGGCTCCCTTCGCGCCATCGGGGATGAAGCGCCGCACAAATTCGTTGATGCCATCGTGCGTCAGGTCGTCGGCCTCGGTCTTGTGAGCGCGTGGAATCACATACTCGCCCTCGCCAAGCGTGGCCTGGATCAACCGCATCAGGCGGAGATTCGCAGGCACTCGGCCATATTTTCCATTTTTGCTGTGAAAGTCGGGGCGCTTGATGAGAACCAAATCCACGCCGCGCTTGTTGGGAAGCCAATCCACCCAATCCCACCGGAGCTTGGCCACCTCGGAGTTTCGCAACCCCGCCCGCCGCATCAGCCAGTAAATCGCCCACACGCGGGGATTTTCCCGCCGCAGGGGAATCCTCGCCGCCGCATCCATCCGCCGCAGGATGTCGCGGGGAATGGGCTCATAGCTTTGATCCTGAGCCTTTCCGCCCGAGACTTTCCAGAACTCGGTCAAATCCGGCAGCGTCAAATCCGCGAAGAGGTGCATCCGTCGCTGCGCCACCACTTGCTTGACCGTCTGCACGCTCGATCTCACGCCCGCCTCGGTGCAGCCCGACGCCAGCCGCGCCGTGATCCAACCTCGCAAGACCGGAGCCGTGAGAACCAAATGAGAAGACACGCCGCGCCAATCCGCCTTGCCGCTCGCCTCGGCGACATACTTGGCAAAGCCGCTCGCAGCCTTCACCGCCGACCCGCCAGGGCCGTGGAGCTTGAACCGGTCCACAATCTCGCCCGCCGTGGCATAGCCTGGACGCCGGACGACCTTCGCCAGCTCCTCCTCGTTGCCCGAGCGCAATCCCTCGGCGATCTTGCGGGCCTTCGCCTCCGCCGCCGCCCGCCCGGCTTTGTTGTTGATCGAAACCCCCGTCGCCTTCTCGACCCGCTTGCCGTCAAGCTGCACGCGGTAATACCAGCCATTGCGTGATTCTTTCCAGTAAACCGAAACCTCGTTGTGTTTTCTCATACGGTCGCCACTTTTGTCCGCCACTTTGTCCACCACTTCAATGTGAAATTCTTTGGATGGGGTAAACGCATTAGACAGTCAAAAGCTGGAAGTTTCTGACAAGTTACCTAGTGAAACCGGAGATGGTCGCCACTTTGAGGGGGTGAGGGGAATGCAGCCGGAAAGACTCGAACTTTCAACCTTCTGATCCGTAGTTTCTGAATCTATCATTATGTTGCAATAATTTAAGTTGTGCGTCCGCCACTTTGGTCGCCACTTTACATTTTAATTCGGCGGCGTTCTTCTTCGGTGGGTTGGGTGGGGCGGCCGGTGGCTTGGTTGAGTTGCTGGCGTATCCAGGCGCTTAATTTTTCGGGGTGCGCGGAGCGTATCCAGGCGGATTTTTCTTCGGGCCAACAGAAGAATTGGATTTTGGCGGTCATGTTCTCGGCGTCGGGGTCGCGGGCGGCGTTGCGTTTGCCGGTGTTTCCGTGGAGTTGTTGGTCGTTCATTGTGTGGTTGGATATTTGATTAGGATTGTCTCGGCGTTTTCGATGGCGAGAACAAGAAACTGGATGTTGATTTTTGTGGCAATGGGGTTCTCGATCTCTTCGGTGACGCGTTTGGCGGAGTCGGTGAGTAGGGCGAGGCCGGTGTAGAGTTTATGGGGGAAATTTTGCGTCCGTCCGCAGGGTTGTTTTCGACGGGGGCTGAGGGTGATTCGTGAAGTTGCTTTCATGGTTCGGTGCCGGAAGCCGTCCGGCGCGGGTTGAATTTTTATGGGGGTGGGTTGGTTTGGTTTTAATTTTCGCGGCCATCCGCCTTGTTTTCTTCCGGCTCGGGGGTAGTTACCGGCTGCCCGTCCACGAGGGCGGGGAGGATTTCGGCGTCGTCCTGGGCAAGCTGGGCCACGGTGGTGTGGCCGGGCTGAAGGTCGAGACGGGCAAGCGCCGCCTCGAGTTCAGAGGCGGCGCGGGTGAGTTGGTCGTGGGTCATGGCTTGGGCAATAAATGGTATTTTCCAGTTTCGTCGGCTTTGTAGAGCTGGCCTGTAGTAAGATCCATTGCGAAGGGGTCCATTGTGTCCCTTGGGTAATAACCGGCGGGCGTATCAACCTGGGTAATGTTTGGGTTTTTCTGCATGATTTCGGCGGCCTGCTCTGGGGTGATTTTCTTTGAGACAACGGCCCGCGTGCCGACGGTTTGAAATTTGATTTCGGTTTTCATTTTGTAATTTTGATGACTCGTTCCAAGGTTTCGGTGGCGGTGGTTTTAATGGCTGTCCAATCTCCTGGCGTGATTTCGCCGAGGATGCAGCCGATCTGCCAGCCTCCTGGCAAATTGTAGTTTGCGGCTTCTTCGCCTTTTTCGTCCGTGTAGGGTTCGCGGTATTTTGCGATTTCTAGCAGTGAATATGTGATTTTCATTTTTTGGGTTGGTTTGGTTGGTTTTTTGGTTGGTGTCAATAGTTGGTCGAATTCCATATCAGCGATGCCCTGGGCGTCGCTGGTGGTGCAGCCTTCGGCTTCGAGTTCTTCGACGCGGGCGACATAGGCGGCGTGCTGGGGGCTGTCTTCGTGGCAGGCTGGAAGGTTTTTGTTCATTTCGCGCCTCTTTTGGCTTTGGCGATGGCGTCGGATGCGTCAGCAATAAAAGCCCATATTGGCTCGTTTCCTTCTGGCGCATAATGTTCAGCGTCTTTCAGGGCTCGATTCATCAAAGCTTTAATGGCGGAAAGCAATTCTGGCGCGGCGGCGATGAGGCGGGCGTTGGCAAGTGTTTCATTGGCTGATCTTCCGCGACTGGTGACGCTCCCGGCGTCGGGCTGGGGTTCTGTGTCTTGATATGTTAAATCTTGGCCGTTGGCGTCTTTGATTGCGTGAACATGTAGGCGCGTTTCAATAATCCAAGGGCCGGGGCTGTGTGTGGTTGTTGTCATTTTTAAGATGCCGGATGCCGTCCGGCGCGGGTTGGTGGTTGGGTTGTCCTGGGGGGAACGGTTTTATTTATTGAGGATGAGGTTGGCGGCTTTGGTGGCGGCGCTGGCGGCGCTGATGGCGAGCTTGGTGTCGCCTTTGATGGCGTCGATCCAGCCTTTCAAGTAAGCGGCGGAGTTTTCGAGGGTGGCTTGTTCGATTCCGGCGTGGCCGCAGAGGTAGGCGCTGGCCATTTCGGCGACGAGTTCCTCCTTGCCGTAGTTTTCGCTGCCGAAATTGGCGGTTTCGGTGATGCGGGCGAGGCGTGACTTGTGGCCGGTGCTGTGGGCGAGTTCGTGGAAGAGAACGCTGTAGTATTCCTCCCGGTGCTCGAAACGCTCGGGCTCTGGCATTTTTACCAGGTCGAGGGCTGGACTGTAGCAGGCGCGGCCTCCGCCGTGGGCGATGGTGGGGCCGTGGTAGGCTTCGCGGATGGCTTCGGCGCTGGCAATGGGGTCGTGCTGGTGGCGTGGGCCGTCGTCGGGGAGGGTGAGGCCGTCGCATTGCTCGACATTGAAGGCGGTGTAATACTTGAGCATTCGCCCGCCGAGTTTTTTGCCGTCGATCATCTTTTCCGACCCGCCGTTGTCGGTGGGGACATCGACGACTTTCGGGGGCAGGGTTTTTGTGAAGATGACGGGGGTTCCTTTTTCGCCTTTGCGGACGGTGCCGCCTAGTTCTTTGGCTTGCTTGAAGGTGAGCCAGTAGGGGCTTCCGAAGGGGGCGCTGTGAAGCATCCAGAAATTGATCCCGGAATACTCTTTTTTACTGATGAGGTTCTTGGGGAAGCCGGTGGCTCCTGCCCAAGGTTTGCGCCATGGGATTGTGCCGGACTCCAGCATGGCCACGAGGCGGTCGGTTATGACTTGGTATGTTGTATTTTCCATTTTCTTCTGTGCCGGATGCCGTCCGGCGCGGGTTTGTTTGGTTCGAGGTGCCGCCTCGGCGGGCGGGCCGTTTGTGGCCTGCGGGATTAAATCTATGGAGAATTAAATTGAGCGCAAGGAAATTTTTATTTTTTGATGAAACTTTTTTTGAAAATTTCTATTGACAGGCGCGGAGGCTGATGGAATGGGCCTCGTAGGGTCAGCGGGTTTTTTTCTGTGTGAGTGTGCGGGCGTCGGCTCGGAGGGAATCGAGGAGGGGATTGGATGCGCCGGGGCAAATGATGGCGATGTGCTGGGGTGGCATTTCGGAGGGGATGAATAGCTCGGCGGCTCGGGCTCCGTTGGGCCAGCGGGCGCGGAAGATGTGGGCGCTGGCTCCTGTCTCGGGCCAGCGTGGGCGGCCTGATGCCATGAGGTCGGGGCGGATTTTGAGAGTGACGGGGGCAGCGCCTAGAACATTGCCGTTCCAGTCCACAATGCCGCCGGGTGGGCTGGTGTGGATGGTGATCTCGATGGGGGGCGCTGCGGGGATGGCGCGGGGTGCGTAGGTCTCGGGCTCAGGGTTGGCGCATCCAGTAAGGAAGGCGGCTAGAGCGAGGAAATAGGCGGCTTGGCGCATGGTTTTATTTTTTCTCGGGGAAGAAATAAATGTAACCGAGAAGGGGCAGGGTGATGAGGAGCTGCAAATCTTGGTAGGCGTGGGCGGCGATCCAGGCGATGAAGGTGGCGGCCATGCAGGAGAGGGCGAGGCGTTGCTTTTTTGTGAGGGTGGCGGGCATTTGCTCGCGGAATACCTGGGCGAGGCCGAGGAGGATCAAGGCAAAACCGGCGTGCCAGGTGCGTTCGGCTGGGAGGAGCGTGCCGGGTGGCGGAAATTCGTTGAGGGTGGGCAGGAATGAGGCGGCGATAAGGATGCAGCCGGGAATAAGGATTTTCATGGGTTTATTTCGCAGATTTCCGCCCGGTGCCCTTCTGGTAGCGAGTCGGGGTTTTCGCTGGTGAGGACCCAGGCACGGGCAGCTCGGATATATTCCCAGGCTCTTCGGCAGCCATTAAAGTTTTGGGCGCATTTATGTGGTATTTTTTTAAATCGGTTATTCCGTAAACAGCTCCTTGCCGGGCGGTGTCCATGAGGGCATGGCGTGCCCATGCGGTGATTTTGAGGCCGCCGGATTTGGCGAGGCGTTCCATCTCCTCATAAGTCTCGGTGTTTACGGTGGTGGATACGGACCGCATCCCTTTGCCGTAGCGGTCTTGGTTTTTTTCGCTCATTTGAGGGACGATAATAAATTCTCACGAGATATCAAATTTTTTATTGACTCTCTGGATATCTCGTGAGAAATCGTGAGGCGCAATGAGCGCAAAACCAATCCAAACCACGGTCCCAAGCGATGTCGCCGAAATCATCGAGCGAATGGCGAGGGAACAAATGATTCCAAAATCTGCGGTCGTGCGGCAGCTCCTCGTGAGGCGCATCCGTGAGGCTCGGCCTAATAATCAAAACTCGGAGGTGGCACTATGAGCCGCCTTTTTTTGTGCCGGGCGGTCGATCCGTTTACCGGGCCTTTCGGTGACTATGTGCGGGCTTCGAGCCCGGCAGCAGCGCGGGCGAGGTTTTTTGAAATTTTCGGGCTTCGGCCTTTTTCCGTGGAGGTGGAGAAATGAGCGGGGCGGATTTTTTGAGGCTGGCCGGGTATGCCTGGGAATTTGCTGGCGCGGTGAGTCCGGCGCTTTTTTTGGCGGCGCTGACTTGGAGGGTGTCCCGATGATTGAGAAACATTATTCGCCGACGGAGCTGGCGAAGATCCTGGGGATTTCGCGGGCGGGAATGCACCTCCGGCTGCATGATGGCACATTTGGCCATGTCCGCCTCGGGGATCGGGTCTTAATTCCTGAGAGCGAGGTCCAGCGGGTGCTGGATCAATGCCGGGTCGAGGGTGCGGATGCCCGGCCTGCGCACCGGCGCAATCTTTTTGCCCACGCCTAAGCCATGCCGGACCCTGCCGCCGATCCGGCTTTTTTTTGTGCCCAAAATTCTGATGGGGTGAACACCCCATTGCAGGCTGTGAAAGCAGCCGCCGCCGCCGCGCCTTTTCTTTTTAATTTTGAGGAATTGAGTGCAGAGAAGCTCGAAGGCGTCGGGGAGTTCACCGGCGAGCGTTTGCTTGCCCGCAGGCCGGATGCTTACCAGGCGATTATCCGAATGAGTGCCGAGGGCCTGAGTATTTCCGCCCAGGCTCGGGCGCTTGGGGTGAGTCGGAACACGGTTTGCGCCGTGAGGGATCGGGAAGGGTTTTCTATAGAGCAGGATAAAAAGGATTTATTGCGGGATGTTCGGCGGGCTGCCCGGCTTTCGGTAGAGAGGGCCATCGAGTTGGTGCCTTCGATCAATAGCGCGAAGGACGCGGCCATCGTCGCCGCCGTGATGGTGGACAAGATGCAACTTCTCAGCGGAGAGGCGACCGCCCGCGTCGAGCGGGTCGAGGTTAGCCAGGACAAACTCGCCGAGATGCTGGCCAGCCTGCCGGTCCTCGAGGCCGAGGTGCTGCCGCTAACCGGTCCAAGCGCCGACGCGCCGGAACAAAAGGGGACCGCTGCCCTGCCTGGCGTGATGCCTGCCGGGCTTGGCTCTGATTCGTTATCAGATGTTTTGCCCTCCTTTACAGATAGAGGCTCAGCTATGTCAGCCACTTTGTCCGCCACTTCGCCCCACGCCGCCGGTGCCGAGCCGGTCGAGGCCGAGGCCGGGCTGGTCGATCAGGAGGGGGGGGAGGGGGTCGAGAATTTCGAGGCCCCCCCATCACAACCCACTGGTTTGGGTGCACAGAAAATTTTTGACAAAGGGGCCGATGATGCCCCGCAGGACGATTCGGATTCATCAACCCTACCATGAGCACTAAAAAACAAAAAAACGCCGCGCTGGAGCCGTCTCCGGCTCAGGATACGCCCGCGCCTTCCGCGCCGGAATACATCAATGCCCGCCTCCTTGGGCATGAAATCAACAAGCAGTTCCTCACTCTCTCCGTTCCCGATGGGGTGGGGGGCTTCTCGCGGGTGCGGATGCGCGTGCCGCTCCGCCTTGCCCATTGCTTCAAAAAAAACGCCGTCGTCCGTGTGCGACGCACGAACGATCCACTTGTAGTCGAACCCTTTCCCTCGATTTTATGAAAAAACAACCCGTTGTTCTCTACTCTACCGCCTCGGAATCGGTGGCCTTGTTCCGCCGATTTCTCGAAAAACAATCCCCCCGCATCACCGCCACCACCTTTCTGGCCGCTCTCCGCTCCCGCCGCGCAAGGAGGTCCGCATGAAGTCCCGTCTTGTCGTCATAGATACCGAGACCGGCGGCCTCGATGCCGAGCGCCACGCCCTCCTGAGCGTCGCTGCCGTGGATAGCAGCGATGGCGAGGCGTTTGTCGGCCTCATTCGACCCCATGCCGATTGGATTACCGAGCCCGAGGCGTTGGCCAAGAACGGCTTCACCCTTGAGTTTCTGCAAAAAAACGGACGCCCCGAGCGCGAAGTCCTCCAAGACCTCGCCCTCTGGCTGGCCCAGCGCCGGTTCAGCATCCTCGCTGGGTGCAATGTCGCCTTCGACCGCGACTTCCTCCGCGCCGGATTCGCTCGCCACGGCATGACCTGGCCTATGCACAAGAGCATCGACCTCCAAGCCGCCGCGTGGCTGGCCTACGAGGCCGGTCGGCTCCCGCTCCCCGAGGGCAAGGACGGCCTGCCCCGCCTCAGCCTCGACCACATCGCCGCCGCCATGGGCTTCTCCCGATCCAGCAGCATCCACAACGCCCTCGAAGACGCCCTCATGACCACGGCCTGCCTCCGCCGCCTCATCGACCGCCTGCCCGCCCCCACCATTGTATGAAAAAAAACGGCCAAGAATTTCTGGAAGTTCTCGACGACCGCGACGCCCGCGCCGGTTGGAAGCTCACGGGCGGTGGCCGCGACATAGACGCCGCCTGCCGCCGCTGGATCGAAAAAAACACCCCCCCCTCCAAAAAGAAAAAACGCCGCTTCGGCAACTACTAATTATGAACTGGATTAAAATGCGTAGCAATCTTTGGAACGACCCCCGCGTCACCAAAATTTGCGACATCACAAACAAGCCTGAGCGCGAAGTGATCGGCTGCCTGTATTGGCTCTGGGCCATGGCCGACGATCAAAGCGTTGACGGGCGGCTTGACGGCTTCTCTGTCGCGGCTATCGACCGCAAGACCGGATTCAAAGGCATCGGAGCCGCCTTGGTAAAAGTCGGCTGGCTTTTAGAAACTGAAGACGGCGTGGAGATTGCACGCTTTGACGAGCACAACGGAGCCTCCGCAAAACGCCGCGCTTCCGAGGCCAAGCGTATGCAGTTCGTTCGCAAGCCCAAGGAAACTTGTTCGCAACCCATGCGAACGGAAAGCGAACACCATGCGCAGCTAGATAAGAATAGAATAGATATATCCCCTATAAGTCCCCAAGGGGACATGAATTTGGAAGTCGAAGAAATTCCCAAACCCGAGGAAACACACCCCCACCTCGCCCGGCTCCGCGCCCTCTTCCGCATCCAGCCCTCCACCCCGCTCGACACTTCCTCCCTCCGTGCATGGGAAAAAAATAAAAAAAGCGCGGCGGCCCTCACCGAAGACGAGTGGCGCACCCTCGAATGGGCCTACCGCCAAAAAGAAGGCCCCGCCGCGCAGTTCCGCCGCAAGGATTTATCCACCCTTTTGAATAACCTCCTCGCCGAAGTCACCCGCTCCGGCGAGTGGGCCGCCCGCTCTGGCTACCGCCCCAGCGCCGCCACCACCGCCCCCGTCGAACCCGCTGGCTGGCGCGACCTTATCGAGACCGAACACCCCGAATGCAACCTCACCACCTGGGCCGCTCTCCCCGACAGCATGAAAGCCTGGGTGCGAGAAAAACAACGCGAACTTTCCGCAGCCTAAACAAAACAAAAACAACATGATCAACTACATCGAAACCATCCAAGAAGCCACCGACGGCCCCCGTGTCGTCACCCGCCATTACCCCGATTGCATCAATGATTTTCTCCGCTGGCAAGTCGGCATCTACACCGCCCGCCCCGTCGAAGAACCTCTCTACGAGACCATTTACGACGAGAATGGCCAACCCATCCTCACCGAGTCCGACGCCATCCAGCACCGCCTCATTGGCTACGAGACGAACCCCACCGTCTTTGTCAAAGTCTTCCACCTCCTCGGCTTCGGCGCGGATTTGAAAATCGCCACCGCCGCCGCATCTCCCAAGCTCGCCGCCCTCGCCGCCTGATGAAAAGCTCCCTACCCGAAAACCTCCTCGCCGAACGCGCCGTCCTCGGAGCCGCCATCGCCGATGGCCGCCACGCCGATGCCGTCCTCGAAGTCGTGAGCCCCGACCAGCTCACGCACCCCGCCCACCGCCTCATCCTCTCCTGCCTCGCCACCATGCGTCAGGAGGCCCGGCCCGTCGATCTCATCTTGGTTACGACCGAGTTGGAAAAACTCGGCCAGCTCGAAGAGTGCGGCGGCCATCACGGCCTCACCGATCTCGTCCAAGACCTCGCCGTCACGGCCAACTGGCGCTACTACGCCGTCGAAGTCCTCGACATCTGGCGACGCCGCGCCATGCGCTCCGCCGCCCTCGCCATGGCCGAAGCCGCCAACGACCCCGCCCTCACCACCGACGACGCCATGGAACGCTGCGAAGTCGCCCTCTACGGCCTCCGCGAGCAATCCACCAGGGAAAACCCCGTCTCCCATTGCAAAACCGCCGTCCTCGCCGCCGTCGATCACATCGAGAAAGTCTATGCGAACCGAGGCCAATGCGTCGGCCTTTCCACCGGCATCCACGACCTCGACCGCTCCACCGGCGGATTCCTCGGCGGCCAGATGATCATCATCGCCGCCCGCCCCGCCTGCGGCAAATCCGCCCTCGGGATGCAATTCGCCCTCCACGCCGCCATGGAAGCCGCCGTGCCCACCCTCGTCTTCTCCGTCGAAATGCCCAGCACCGAACTCATGGTCCGCGCCCTTTGCTCCGAAGCCGGGGTCGATCTCCAGCGCATCCGCGACGGCTTCCTCGGCACCGCCCAGCTCTCCGGAGTCGGAGCCGCCGCCGGGCGACTCGCCCAGGCCAAGCTCTACCTCGACGACACCCCCGGCCTCACCGTCGCCCAATTCCGCTCCCGCGCCCGCCGCGCCAAGACCCAGCACGGCCTCGGCCTCATCGTCGTCGATTACCTGCAATTCATGCACGGCAGCAGCAAGAGGGCAGGGGAGAGCCGCGCCCTCGAAGTCAGCGAGATCAGCAAAGCCATCAAGACCACCGCCAAAGAGTTAAACATCCCCATCATCGCCCTCGCCCAGCTCAACCGCGACGCCGACGAAGGCTCCAAGCCCAAGCTCTCCAACCTCCGCGAGTCCGGCAGCATCGAGCAAGACGCCGACACCGTTTTGTTGATTCACCGCCTGGATAAAAACAAAAAACGCGACGCCGACGAAGAGCCCATGGATCACAACACCCTGCTCATCTTGGCAAAACAAAGAAACGGCCCCACCCCCGAAATCAAACTCAACTTCATCGGCCAGCACACGGTTTTCCGAAATGTCACCGAAAAAGCCTACAGCAACAACCAGAACGAAAGGCAGAAATGAAAAATAAAACAACCGACTCCATCATCACCTGGTCGCCCGCCAAGCGCGGGCTGCCAGATAGCGACATCACCGTCCTCGTCCACCTCGCCGATGGCGAAGTCTGGACCGGCTTTCACGATGGCGAAGTCTGGCGATTCGTCTCCGGCGACCGCATCGAGTCCCAAGTCGTCCATTGGGCACCATTCCCCGAACCGCCCACCACCCCGCCCGCCAAATGAAAAACACTCTTGACCCCGAAATCGCCTGTCCCGCCTGCCGCCGCGAGTGGCAGGACCACCCCGGCATCGCGCATACCTGCCGACTCGCCACCGAGTTAGCCGCCAGCCTGCGCGACATCCTCACCTATGTCCGCGCCCCCGAATACTCCCGCGACATCGGCGAGCAGGAAATCTTCTTCGACGCGGTGGAAA